TAATAAAGGATTTTGATATCATCATCGCTGGCGAGATCACCTCCAGCCACCAGCCGGATTATGAGGCTCTGGCGAGGGGAGTATTGAAGCGCATCGGTGTATTCGGTGCGGAGGATTTCCGTGTCCAGACATTTATCAGTAAACAGAGCGAAGATATCGCCCTCGGAGTGGATGGCAACTTCGGAGCGGGAGATCAGGGCATGATGTTCGGTTATGCCACCAACGAGACCCCGGAAATGCTCCCTATTCCTTATGCGGTGGCGACACACGCCTTACAGCTTCTGCGTGAGGTTGGATGTCCGATTCTGCTCCCCGATGCCAAGAGCCAGGTTTCCTATGATTATGAAGCTGGCAGAATTACCACCTTCCTGATCAGCACCCAGCACTTAGCCGGAACGACTGTGGAGGATATTCGCCCCATCGTGGAAGCGGTCATGGAAACCGCCGCCCAGGACTACGGTCTGAATACCGACTTTGAAAAGCTGGTCAATCCTACGGGGCGTTTTGTGGTGGGTTCTTCCTTTGCGGACTCTGGTCTGACTGGCAGAAAGATCATCGCTGACACTTATGGCGGTATGTGCCGTCACGGTGGAGGTGCTTTTTCCGGCAAAGACCCTACAAAGGTGGATAGGAGTGGGGCCTATGCTGCCCGCTACATTGCAAGGGACATCGTCCGTCAGCAGTTCGCTGATAAATGCGAAGTCCAGCTGGCCTATGCCATTGGCGTTGCCGAGCCTGTTTCTGTGTATGTGGACTGCTTTGGTACGAATCGCATCCCGGAAGCAGACATTGTGGATTACATTCTGAAGGAGTACGATCTGACACCGAAGGGTATCATCACCGCACTGGGTCTTCTGGATGTGGACTACAACAAGGTTAGCGCCTACGGTCACTTTGGTAAGGCTGGGCTTCCCTGGGAGGAGTAAGCTGTGCCTCGCAGACCGAACACCCCCTGCAAGCATCCCGGCTGCGGTCGGCTCGTTCCTTATAAGACCATGTACTGTGAGGAACACGCCCCGCTCCACTACCATGACACCAAGACCACTAAGGAAAAGGGATACAACAGACGGTGGCAACGGGCAAGAAAGACATTCCTTGCAGCCCACCCACTGTGTGTCCGATGCCAGCAGAAGGGAAAGATTGTGCCAGCCACAGTCGTTGACCACATCGTTCCCCATCGAGGTGACCAGAAGCTGTTCTGGGACCAGAAAAACTGGCAGCCTTTGTGTAAGTCGTGCCATGACACCAAGACCATGACCGAGGATCGCTACCAGGACTACCACTATTGACGGCCCAGGGGCGGGTCAAATCTCTACAGCTTTTCATGACGGAGACCGGCCTGGGGTCACGTGTGAATTTTCGCAGAATTACAACGGGGGGATACCCCCAAGGGTGGTCTGCGAAAGGAAAAATGAATATGAAACGCCAAAAAGAGCCGTTGTTTCCAAGGTTTTCGATACTTGGGGACGATGGCTCTTTTGCGAAATTGTTTTATTTTCGACCGTAAAAGCATCCGCAAAATGGGGTGTTTTCGGTCTGTTTTACTTTTGAGCGAAAGGATGTGAAGCAATGACAGAATTTCAAGCGAAGCAGATACGGGACCTGCGCCTTAAGGGAACGGGATACCGCGCCATTGCTTCAGTCGTTGGCTTGTCCCGTGATATTGTCCGTAACTACTGCAAGAGTCACGGGCTGGATGGGTACGCCTCTGTTCTGACTATCAACATGAAGGAGCAGATGCTGAAAGGCCAAGCCTGCCTTGCCTGCGGTAAGGAGATCGTGCAGCCGATGACTGGGCGAAAGCGAAAGTTCTGCTCAGACGAATGTAGACGGCGTTGGTGGTCGGCGCACCAGGATGACCTCAAGAAGAAGCCGACTGCCTTTTACGAAAAAGAATGCGCCCACTGCCATAAGCCCTTTACGGCCTACGGCAATAAGAACAGAAAATATTGCTCCCATGAATGCTATGTCCGTGACAGGTTCTTCTGGGAGGAAGAAGGACGGGAGCCCTACACCGGCCCCGCCGCCAGTGAGGAGGAAAATTCATGAGTGCAATGCAATGGAAAACCCTGTCGGTGGATGCGCTCCGTCCGGCAGCATACAATCCCCGCAAAAAGCTGAAGGCTGGGGATAAGGAATATGAGAAAATCAAAAATTCCATTCTGGAGTTCGGATATGTAGAACCCATCATCGTCAACTACGATATGACGGTCATTGGCGGTCACCAGCGACTGACCGTTCTGAAAGACCTGGGCTACAACGAAGTCCAGTGCGTGGAAGTGCATATTGAGGATGAGAACAAGGTCAAGGCTTTGAACATCGCCCTCAACAAAATCACGGGTGCCTGGAACGAACAGCTTCTGGCTGATCTTATCGTTGACCTGCAGTCCGCCAACTTCAACACGGATTTCACTGGTTTTGAAGCCCCAGAGATCGAGCAGCTGTTTTCCAAAGTCCATAACAAGGACATCAAAGAGGATGACTTCGATGTGGAAGCGGAACTGCAAAAGCCGACCATGTCCCAGGCTGGGGATGTGTGGCTCTTGGGCAGACACCGCCTGGTGTGCGGCGACTCTACTCTGCCGGAAACCTACACCAAGCTGATGGAAGGCAAACGCGCCAATATGGTGCTGACCGACCCGCCCTACAATGTGGATGTGGAAGAAACCGCTGGCAAGATCAAGAACGACAATATGCCGGATGAGGATTTCTATAAATTCCTCTTTGCCATGTTCGTGAATGTGGAACAGAACATGGAGCGCGATGCCAGCATCTATGTATTCCATGCAGACTCCAAGGGTCTGATTTTCCGGCAGGCGTTCCACGATGCCGGGTTCTATCTTTCCGGGTGCTGTATCTGGAAGAAGAACGCTCTGGTGCTGGGTCGCTCCCCGTACCAGTGGCAGCATGAGCCTTGCCTGTTCGGCTGGAAGCTGGGCGGTAAGCACCAGTGGTACTCCGACCGCAAGCAGACCACCATCTGGGAATATGACCGACCGAAATCCTCCAAGGATCATCCGACCATGAAGCCTGTGGCTCTGATGGCGTATCCCATCCAGAACTCCTGCATGAGCAACTGCATCGTACTGGACCCGTTCCTTGGCTCCGGCTCTACGCTGATTGCCTGCGAGGAAACGAACCGCATCTGCTATGGCATCGAACTGGACGAGAAGTTCGCCGATGTCATTGTGCGCCGCTATATCGAAAAGGTGGGCGGCAGCGATGGTGTGTTTCTGTTGCGAGATAATGTAAAGATCCCCTACTCGGAGGTGGAGCATCATGAATAAGAAACTGACCCTCGGCAGCCTCTTTGACGGCTCCGGGGGATTTCCTTTGGGCGGCTTGCTTTCCGGCATCACACCTGTGTGGGCATCGGAAGTCGAGCCGTTTCCTATTATGGTCACTTCCAGACGGCTTCCGTTTATGAAGCATTACGGGGACATCTCCCGGATGAACGGGGCGGAGATCGAACCTGTGGACATTATCACATTCGGCTCACCCTGCACGGATATGTCTATCGCCGGACGCAGAGCCGGATTGGAGGGCAAACAGTCTGTCCTCTTTTATGAGGCGATACGAATCATCAAAGAAATGAGGTGTAAGACCAATGGAAAATATCCGAGATGGATCTGCTGGGAGAACGTACCCGGCGCTTTCTCCTCAAACAAAGGCGAGGACTTCCGGGCAGTCCTCGAAGCGGTCATCGGCGTTGTCTGCGAGGGAGCCCAGGTGCCTATGCCTGAAAAGAACCGATGGCCCTACGCCGACCTATACCTGGGAGACGGATGGAGCGTTGCGTACCGAACTCTTGACGCACAATATTGGGGAGTCCCCCAGCGAAGACGTCGCATCTACCTTGTCGCAGATTTTGCAGGTGGGAGTGCCGGAGAAGTATTATTTGAGTCCGAAGGCGTGTCTGGGTATTCTGCGGAGGGCTTCCGCGCGTGGCAAAGAGCTGCCAGAGGTGCTTCGGATTGCGCTGGAGCGACAGGCTTTGATGGATACAACGGACAGCTGACTGGGGATGTGAGTGCAACCCTGGGTGTGAACTGTGGTATGAGTACCGGGCGAAACGGTATCGTCTTGAACGACCAGGGCGGCAACGGTATGGACATCACTGATGAGGTGACCTGCACCCTTCGTGCCGAATCCCACCATCCACCCTGTGTCATGGATGCCCCGTCCGTGATTCCACTGGAGCATCATCCTACTGACAGCCGTATCAAGATCGAGGAGGGCGATGCCATCCAGACCTTGACCAGCCGTATGGGGACCGGCGGTAACAACGTGCCTCTGGTCATGTCCGAAGAGGATGCTCCAGTCACGCTGAAAATCCGTAGCGGTTGCGAGGGCGGTGGCAAGGGCGCTCTCCTCCAGGAGAACAAGTCGGCGACCCTTTCCTGCAACAATGACCAGACGGTCTTTGTACCGAAAGCCTATGGCATCTGCTCCAAGGATAGCAATGCTATGAAATCTGACAATCCCCACAGCGGTGTGTATGAAGCGGACACCTCCCGTACCATTGACCGTGGCGGTGGCAACCCCACCTGCAACCAGGGCGGCATCGCCATCGTGGAAAGCTACGCTCTGCAAGGCTCCATGATTGGGCGTGAGGATAAGAACGGTCCCCAGGGCGATGGTGTGAATAAGGATGTGGCGTTCACGCTGAATACTGTAGACCGCCATGCTGTCTATGCCATGACCACTGGGTACTACGCCCAGGTTTCCAAGGAGCAGGCACCGACCCTGCTTTCCAGGGACTACAAGGATGCCGCCATCATCAACGAGCCTTGCTACGGCATCGACCGCTCCGCTTTCAACCAGGGCATGAACGCACAGTTCTCCCCGTCCTTTGAAGAGGAACTGTCCCCGACGCTGGTGGCAAAAGGCCCCGGTGCAGCCTTTACGGGATACACCGTCCGCAGACTGACACCGACCGAGTGTGCAAGGCTCCAGGGCTTTGCCGACTGGTGGTGCAGTGACCTTGGGGTGGAGAACCCTTCCGAAGCGGAGATCGACCGCTGGGAGGCTGTGTTTGAAACCTTCCGCAAGCTGACCGATGCCAGCAAGAAACCCAAGACCAGAAAGCAGATCGCCAAGTGGCTGAAAGACCCCTATGCCGATGCTGCCGAGTATAAGATGTGGGGCAACGGCGTGGCTCTGCCCTGTGTTTATTTCGTACTTTCCGGCATCGCCTGGGCGGCAGAAAAAGAATGAAAATAAAGATGGATTTCGCTCAGAATTGACTTGCTATTTCATCGTTTTAGAGCAATATATGGTAGTACCAAAAAACAAGGAGGTACATACCATGACCATTCAAACAAACGCAACTGACCGCAAGAAGCTGGCGAAATCCATCGCCGAATTTACGGGGAACGAGATCCACTACATGGGACCCCCGACCTTTGCCTACGCTGTAGGCAACTACATCATTGACCGAGCCGGAGTTGTCACTTCGGAATCGGAGGAAGGAGAAGCAGCATTGAGAACGCATTTGGAAGCCAACGGCTTCATCGACCGTGAGGTCACGGAACTGGCGATTTCGGTTCCTCTTCTGGATATGGATGCGGAAGCCATGAAGCGACTGGTGTTCATGCTCCACAGCAAGCAGTACCTTTTGAACAAGGCGGTTGGCTTGCCCTGCTTCGCCGTCAGCGAGGCTTTGATGGATGCTTTGGAAAACAATCCGCCTGCGGACAAGGCGACGTTCCTTGCCCTTTGTGCCGAGCATGAGAGCAAGGGCATCGTATTCGATGACGAGAAGGTGACCATCACTTTTGCCAGCACAGGCGATTCCGATAAAGACCAGGCTTTCACCTACCTTGTCCCTATCATGGTGAGCAAGGCCAAGGAAGCCAAACGCATCAGCCCCAAGGAACTGAAGCCGGAAAATGAAAAATACTATTTCCGCACTTGGCTCATCCAGCTGGGGCTTGGCGGTGCAGAGCCGAAAGCCTACCGCAACACGCTGATGGCAAACCTTAAGGGTCACTCGGCATTCCGTACTGATGAGGCTGCGGACAAATTCAAAGCCGACCAGAAGGCCAAACGGGCTGCGAAAAAGGCAGCCGCCCAGGAGAGCGAAGATGAATAAAATGCCCGTAATCTACACAATTTCTCTCGCAGATATTTGTGTAGATTATAGTGCAGAATTGACTTGATAATATGTGCTTTTAGAGCGAATATGTCACTACCGAAAGGGAAAACACACATCGCAAAGAACCGAAAGGAAGGTACATATTATGAACGAAAAGACCAGAATCCAGATTGAAGAAATGAAGAAGCAGACCATCGGCGTTGAGGTTGAGATGTATAACATCACCAGAGAAAAAGCCTGCAGAACCATCGCCGCCTACTACGGCACGGAGCATACGGTTCGCTACATCGGCGGCGGCTACTACGCCTGGGCTTGCAAGGACAACCAGGGCAGGGAATGGAAAATCACCAGAGACTCCAGCATCCACGCAGACCGCGATGAGGAGAAAACGGAGATGGGAACGCCGATCCTTACCTACAGCGACATGGAGGACTTGCAGAAAATCATCCGCAGCCTCCGCAAAGCCGGAGCGAAAAGCGACCCCGCCCATATGTGCGGAGTCCACATCCACATTGGACTGGGCGAACACAGCCCCCAGACACTTCGCAACCTCGCCAACATCATGGCAAGCCACGAGAGCCTTCTGATTTCTGCCCTTCGCCTTGACCGCAACCGAATCAACCGCTACTGCAATACGGTGGACAAGGATTTCTTAAAGAAGCTGAACCGCAGAAAGCCCCAGACGATGGATGCCTTGGCAGACATTTGGTACGATGGCTACCGCTACGAAAGCAGACACCAGCATTACAACAGCAGCCGCTACCATATGCTCAACTACCACGCCTGCTTCACCCACGGAACGGTCGAGTTCAGATGCTTCCAGTTCGCCAACCCTACCGCAGAACGCAAGGGCGGACTTCACGCCGGAGAACTGAAAAGCTACATCCAGCTTTGCCTCGCACTGAGCCAGATGGCCATGATGGTCAAGACCGCCAGCCCCAAAGAACCCCAGGTTGAGAATCCGAAATACGCCATGAGAACCTGGCTCCTCCGCCTCGGCTTCATCGGTGACGAGTTCGCAACCGCCAGAGAGCTTCTGACCAAGAACCTGGAAGGCGACACCGCATTCAGACACGGCAGAAACGCTGCTTGAAGGATTTAGCCTCAGGCCCCCTTCCGACCGCTTCGGCGGTCTTAAGGTGGTAGGAGGGTGAACCCTTCAGAAAGGATGAATAGCATATGAAAGAAAAATACTATCTTGCTTACGGCAGCAACCTGTCGATTGCCCAGATGGTGCAGAGATGCCCCTACGCCGTGTATGTGGGCAAAGCCACCATCCCGGATTACCAGCTTCTGTTCAAAGGAAGCCAGTCCGGCAGCTACCTTACGGTGGAAAAGAAGGAAGGCTCCAGCGTTCCCGTGCTGGTCTGGAAGATCACCGAGTATGATGAAGCACGGCTCGACCGCTACGAAGGTTATCCGACCTTCTACTACAAGGACACCATGAATGTGGAAGTGTTCTCCCTGCTGGGGGGCGTGAGTCTTGGGCGTGTGGATGCCACCATCTACATCATGCACGAGGAACGGAAGCTGGGAATGCCGTCCCTGCATTACTACGAAGTCTGCCTGGACGGATATGCCCATTTCGGATTTGACCCCAAGTTCCTGGAAAACGCTCTCACGGACAGCGTGGGCAAGCGTTACGCTTCCAAGCTGCTGAAGGAGGTGGGCCTCGGTGAGTAATGGCTTTGCAGACCGCAAAACGGTGGAACGGCTCCGAAAGGAGTACCCAGCCGGAAGCAGGGTCAAACTGCTTTCGATGGACGATGCCCAGGCACCGCCCGTTGGGACGCAAGGGACTGTAAGGGGCGTTGACGATGCCGGACACATCCTGGTTTCCTGGGACAGCGGTGGGAGCCTGAACCTTGTCTACGGCGTGGACGGCTTTGAGAAAGCCCCCACCATGACCGATAAGGTTCGTGATCAGATACTTGCAGTCCGAGCCACCGGGCGAACCAATATGTTTGATACCAGCGTGGTGCAGTACATCGCCGATGAGATGCATTTTTACGAATTGGTGGTCTTTATCGAAGAACACAAAGACCTGTATGCCCAGTTCATTCTGACGGGCGAACAGAAATAACAATACGGGAGCAGCCCTTTTTGCAGGGCTGTTTTCTCATTCCCAGACTCCGAAAGGGGTCTTTTTTGATGCCATTTTTGCGAAAGGAGGTGGGCTGGATGGCACAGCGAGGAAGAAAACCAAAACCTACGGCTCTGAAGGAACTGGAAGGAAATCCGGGCGGCAGACCCTTAAACGCCAATGAACCGAAGCCTGCCAGAAAGGCGCCCCGCTGTCCGGCTTGGCTGGAGGACGAAGCCAAGAAGGAATGGAAGCGCATGGGTAAGGTTCTGGAGCAGCTGGGTCTGCTGACAGAAATGGATATGGCTGCCTTTGCCGGATACTGCCAAGCCTATGCACGGTGGAAGGAAGCCGAAGAATTTATAACCCAGCACGGCACGATGGTGCGTACCCCGAATGGATATTTACAACAGGTTCCCCAGGTTTCCATTGCCCAGACGAATCTGAAAATCATGCTGAAGTTCTGTGAGCAGTTCGGTCTGACTCCTTCGGCACGAAGCAGGATCGTGGGCGGTGAGGGTTCTGTTGACCCTACCGATGAGATGGAAGCACTGCTGGGAGGTGTGGAGTAATGGCCTATGAATACACACCATGCAAGTTCATGCTCCCTACTTCCCATTACGACAAGGCCAAGGCTGACCGTGCCGTAAAGTTCATACAGAACCTCTGCCACACCAAGGGCAAGTGGGACGGTAAGAAGTTCCTTCTGCTCCCTTGGCAGGAGCAGATCGTGAGGGACATTTTCGGTATCGTCCGGGCGGACGGCAAACGGCAGTTCCTCACCGCTTATGTTGAAATCCCCAAGAAACAGGGCAAGTCAGAACTGGCGGCAGCCATCGCCCTGTATCTGTTATATGCCGATGGCGAGGCAAGTGCCGAAGTGTACGGTGCTGCCT